TGAGGAGAAGGTGGAACGATTTCTCGATTCGTTTTTACAGACGGACCGTGATCTCGCTGGTGTGTTTGAATCTAGTTCTGATGATCGCTCTGATTATCAGGACGAAATAATTACACACATGAGGCTGCTTATTGGACGGGTTCTTAGCAATTCGAATCCGTTCGATATTAAGCCCTCCCACGGCACCGGTGCAACCGCATGCCGTACGCCTAACGAGCATAAGTACCATGGCTTTCGGTATTTCCGCAAGCTAGACGACTTATTCTCCTACTCCGACTATTTCTTCTACTCGCCTACTCACCTTTTGGATGAGATCGAGAAATTGAGAGATAGTGAAGTCATGGGAGATCCTTGTGCACGTGTTTGTCTTGTGCCCAAGGATTCTCGAGGACCGCGCGTTATCTCGTGTGAGCCCGCTGAAATGATGTATATTCAGCAAGGCCTCATGAGAAAACTCTACACGATCTTAGAGACCCACCCACTAACTGCTGGTTATGTGAATTTCACAAACCAGACGATAAATCGTGAATTGGCCCGGCAAGCGTCGAAGGACGGTTTGCTGGCTACAATTGATTTATCGGATGCGTCAGACCGTGTTTCCCTTGAACTCGTCAGACGGGTTTTTCCGTCCGATTGGCTCTCGGCTCTCGAAGCATGTCGCTCCGAAGAGACGGTTCTGCCGAATCATGTTAAGGTGAAGTTAAACAAGTTTGCCCCTATGGGTAGTGCTTGTTGCTTCCCGGTTGAAGCGCTGGTCTTTTGGGCCTGCGCGCAGGCAGCTATACATATATCAACTAGGAATAGACACCCTAGGGAAATATATGTTTACGGTGACGATATCGTTACTCCCGTGCTTCTTTATCACGAGGTAGCGAGAGGGCTTGAGTCGGTTGGCCTTTTAGTCAACCACAACAAGTCCTATTGGCAAGGACCCTTTCGGGAATCTTGTGGGGGCGATTATCATAATGGTTATGATGTAACCCCCGTAAGAATCCGAAAGGACCTAGCTAAGTCACGTACTTCCGTTGCAACTAACGCTGACTTGATTAACAGTTTTGTTAACAAGTTTGGGTATGATAATTGCCAGTCTTTGATCTCAGTAATTGAGATCGAAGCTGGTTATATCTACCCCAGGAGTGAATTACAACTTCCCGCTGTAATTCGTACTACTCCTGGCGCGAGTAACGACGTTTTCTTTAAGCGTAGGTTTAACAAAAATCTACAGCGAAAAGAATATCGTATCCTGACCGTGGGATCTATTTCTAGAGCCCATCATCCCCCTAATTGGGGGGAGCTCCTTAGGAAGGAGTTGAGTCGGGACCGCGTGCCTAGCAACGAAAATTCCAGGTACGAGCATTGGGCCTCAGAACCCGATGCGAATGCACTTCCTGGATGGTACACTGACGTCCACTCAGTCGGAACCAAGTGGACATGGATGTGGCTTGGTTAGCCAACATCTAGCTAGTTAAGTGCGGGGGGCGAAATCCCCCCAATTCATCTAGCTGTAGAGCCG